GTCCACAAGCGGTTCGGCGTGATCTACCAGCAGGTGCAGGAGTGGATCTCGGCGGGCCGGATGCTGCCGCACAAGGCCCGGGAATTCCTCACGGGAGAGATGTGATCCGGTGACCGCCACCGACGAGGCAGAGGCCGTCCGGGCACCGGAGATCCGCAGGGACGCCCCGGAGCGGGCGGTGCGCGCGTTCCTGCCCGCCTGCGCCGGCGTGTGGACCGCCGCGGAGATCATGCACGCGGCCGGGATCTCCGGCGTGGACATCGCGCTGGCGTCGCTGGCCGTCGCCGGGTTCGCCGGGCTGCGCGCCAGCCATAACACGAAGGACCGGAAGAAGGCCCGCAGGCACGCCCGGCACGTCGCGGCCGGGTTCGCGGCAGCGGGCGGCTGGCTGGCCCTCGCGACCCGGCTCGGGCCGCTCGCCGGCCCGTACTGCACGCTGACCCTGACCTGGGCGGGGGTGTCGCTCTGCGGCTGGCTGTGGCTGCGCCGTCATGAGGTCGTCGTCGCGGCGCGGGACTGGCGGAATGCCCGGACGGACTGGCTGTCGTCTAGCCGCAGGTGGGGTCTCGGCGGCTCGCATCTGCTGCACCACGAGTACACGCGCCTCGGCGAGCGCATGATCGCCGACGTGAAGGGCACCGGCAAGCGGGCGTCGGCGTTCGTGCACAGCGACGTGGCGGAGCGGATAGCCGAGGAGCGGGACCTGCCGCCCGGCCGCGTCCTGGTGAAGCCGCACCGGCTCGCCGGCCGACTGGAGATCTCCATCCGCAAGCTCGACCCGTGGGCGAACCCGGTCACCCACCCGGTCCTGTGCGAGGCCCCGGAGATCACCCTGGCCGTCCCGTGCTCGGCGAAGCGGCCTGTTGAGGTGGGACAGGACCCGGAGACCGGCGCCGTGCTGCCGCTGCCGCTGTGGGATGAGCGAGGCGGCAAGAACATCTCCATCGTGGGCCAGAAGGGCGCCGGGAAGACGGTCCTGCTGAACTGCGTCAGCGAGCGGGTCACCGCAGCGTCCGACGCGCTGATGATCCGCGTCAACCTGTCCATCAAGGGGCTCGCGGAGGCGCGGCGGTGGGGTCCGGCGTGCCACCTGACCGCGTTCGGCCGCCACCAGCAGGCCCGCGCCCTCCGGGTTCTCCGCACCGTGAACAAGATCATCGAGTGGCGGTCCCAGCAGGAGTACGAGACAGACGTGTTCGTCCCCTCCCCCGGGGACCCGCTCATCGCGGTGGTCATGGACGAGATCGACTCGGCGGCGCAGGTCCCGGCGATCCGGCAGCAGCTGGAAGACATCGCGAGCAAGGGCCGCGAGTACGGCGTGACGCTGATCCGTGCCGGGCAGCGCGGCACGGCCGAGTGGACCGGCGGCGGGAACGTCCGCGCCAACGACGACGTGTTCTGCATCGGCATGGTGAACCGCCGCGGCGAGGCGATGCACGCCGCCGGTGACCTGGGCCTGTCGATGCCCGACATGGCCACCTACGGCGAGGGTCACGGCGGGGTGTGGGTGATCGCCGAGACCGGCGGCGACCAGCACGCAGGCCGCACGTTCATGCTCAAGGACCCGCCCGACATCGCCCGGATCGTCGCCGGGCGGGCCCATCACCAGCCTGACCTTAAACCTGAACTTAAAGCTTTCCTCGGAGAATCCTATGAGAATCTTCTGAGCACCGACGTGTACGCCCGGTGGGCGCGCGACCAGCAGGGACCGGCCCCCGCCGTCGCCCATCCGCGTCCCGATGCGTTCCCGGACGGCCTCGACCCGTCCAACCCGCTCCACGCCCTCGCCGTGGCAGTCCGCGACGGAACCGTCAAAGCCGACGACGAGACCGCCGCCGCACTCGGGAAGGCCCTGGACATCCACGAAGCGGAGCAAGCCGCCATCGACGCTTACGACCGGGAAGCGGAGGACTTCTTGGACGACGACATGCGCACCCGCCTCCGCAAGATGGGGGAGCGCAACGCCGAGACCCGCCGCATCCTGGAAGAGGCTGCGGCGGCACCCCTGCCGGACATTTCGCATGACGATCAGGTCGCGCACGCCGCCGCCCGGTGGCGCCAGCTCGGCGAGGCGACCGATATCCCGGACGAGGCGCGGGAGATCCTGCTGAGCCTGCTCGTCGCGGGGACGACCATCAGCAAAGTGGCCGAAGCGCTCGGCGTGACGCGATGGGTAGCGCGTACGTACCTTGAGCGCCTCCGGGCCGAAGGTCTCGCGAGGATCGAGGGGAGCGGCCGGTCGTCCCGCTGGATGGCCGACGATCCCCCTGCTGGCGGTGACGGAACGTGATCGAACCCTCGTCCCGCATCCAATACCTGGGGAACGTGCGGCCAAACGTGCGGTCGCACCCCCTATACGCAGGCCGCAGAACGTGCGGTCCAACGTGCGCCGCACGATCTGAGCCGCTATCGAGCGTCACTCTGCGCCGGCAAAGGAGGCTACCGTGACCACCTGGACAGGGCAGGCGCAACTCCTCGCCGATGACATCCGCGAACCCGGCTTCGCCGCGGCCGGGCTCAACGCCTCCGCGTGGTGCGCCCGCGTGGACCCGGAGGCCACTCACGGCCTGGTCGGAGCCGCGCTGGCCCTCACCAGCGGCGACGCCGGCACGATGCTGTGGTCCGCCGCTGACCCGTGCCCCGACGACGCGACCCTGCTCACGGCGGCAGCCGAACTGGAGGGCGCCGTCGCCGAACTGCTGGAACACGCCCGCAGGATGGCCGCCGCCTGCCGCGCCGAGTTCGAGGCGGCGCTGGCCGCTGCAGCACGAGCCGCCGCTGCCGCCGCCGCCGCGGAAACCCCGCAGGCCAGGGCTGACGCGGAGGAGGCGCTCCGCGCGGCCCGTGCCGTCATCGCGGACTGCGAGGCCGCCCTGGAGATCCTGGACGAGACAGGCACCCGGCTCGCCCACGCCGAGAACTGCCTGCGGAAGGTCCCGGACGACCTCGCCGGCGCCTTTGAGGTCCCGTACGCCTTCGTGCAGGACGGCGGGAAGCTGCCCTACGACGGGGAGTTCCTGACTTCCGGGATCAGCTACGAGGCGGCGTGATGTCCGCGCAGGTAGCGAAACAGTCACCTTCGGGTGACACGCAGCCAATTGACCCGAAACGATCAAGAGGGGCGATCAGCATGGATCCCATGCCACAACCAGCGCACGCCCGGACCGCACGCCGCCCCGAGGGCCTGATCGCCGCATGGCTCTGCATGATCATCGCGGGTGTCACCACGGTCACGTTCAACGTCTGGCACGCCTTCCACTCCGCGATGGCGTGGCCTGTCGCGGTCCTGGTGGGCATCGCCCCCGTCGCCCTGGCGATGGTCGTCTCCCACCTGGTCGCCGTCAGCCGCGCCGGGAAGTTCCTCAAGACGGTCACGTTCGCCGTCATGGTCGGCGCGATGGCCCTGTCGGTCCGCGCCACCGGGGCGGTCGTGGCGCCCGCGTTCGGGTCGCTGTGGTGGCTGTTCGGCGCGGTCATCGACACGGGCGCGCTCGTCGCCCTCCAGGTGCTGCTGTCGCTCAAGGCGAAGGCCGCGCGGGACGAGGCGCAGCGCGCCGCAGACGAGGCGGCCGCAGCCGACGAGCGGACCGCGCTGCGGGCCGAACTGGAAGCGCTCGCAGCCGAGGTGGAACCGCTCCGCGAGGCACTCGCCGCGGCGCAGCGCGAGGCCGGGCAGGCGAATGAAAAGGCCGAATCCCTCGCCGCGAAACTGGCCGCACGGAAGCCGAACCGAACCCGCACGAAGGCACCGAATGCGGGGCGCCGCAAGGCACCGAATGCGGCACCGAACGGCCGGCCGAATGCAGCACCGAATGCGGTCTCCGCGACGGAGGTCCCGGGCGACTTCGACGCCCGCGCCGAAGCGCTTGAAATCTACCTCGGCAACCCCCGGATCAGCGGCAAGGACCTCGGGGCGCGGGTCGGCCTCGGGGAGCGGTGGGGGCAGTTGCGCAAGGCTGAGTTCGACAAGGCCGCCAGCGGATCTGAGCGGTCGGGTGAGCGCTCATGACGACCCCCGCCCCCTTCCCCCCGTACACCGCTGCCGCTATCGACGCCATCTCCGAGGCCGTCACAGCCGAGCACGACTTCGGCGGATGGCTGTCGATGGTCCTGGCCTACGCCGCCGCCCGGCACGGCTCCCTCGGCGCGCTGACCGCGGGCCGGCCGGGGTCGTGGGAGGCTGCCGACGTGGACCACCTGGCGCGCGGCCTCGTCTTCGACGACGCCGGGCTGCAGGTATACGCGGAGGACGACGCGAGAAGGCGCAGCGATGGCTGAGCTTTCTCCGCCCGCCCGCATCACGGACGTGCTGCCCGGCGGCGATACCTACCCCGACCACGTGCGCGTCCTGGTCCTGTGCTCCTGCGGGGGCCTGACGGACGTGACCTACAGCGCGGACCAGCCCCCGGAATCCATCCCCTGCACGGGGTGCGGCGCACAGCTGGCGTACGACGGAGGCAGTGGCGGCGGCCGCCCTCCGGCGTGACTACGGCCGGACGGCGCTACCCACTGCGCCGAGACCGCCCGGAAGGCGGGCATCCTAGTGCGGTGGTTCCGGAGCGAGTAGACCAGGGGTCAAACACGCTAGCGACTTTGTGGGATAATTAGCGGGACCGCCAGGCATTCCAGTGCCGGGCAGTCCCTGACCCGCCTGCTCGACTGCGCCGAGAGGGGGCTAGCCGTGAAGGCTACCCGAACGCCCAAACAGCGAGTCTGCCTCGACTGCGGTGGAGATATCACGGGGTCCCCTAGCCGTCGTATTCGCTGCAAGCCGTGCGCGGCAGCCCATCTCAAGGAATGGGACCGCGACTACCATCGAGAACGCCAACGGCAGAGCTATGCGGCGGACCCTGAGATCTTCCGCGAGCGGAGCCGTCGCAACCGTGAAGTGAATGCGGATCGGCTTCGGGAGTATGACCGGGCCTACTACCAGCAGAACAAGGAACGGGCGTGGGTCTACAAGGCAAGCCGGAAGGCTGAGAATCAGGAGTACGAGCGGCGGCGCTACCAGGAGAACCGCGAGGCCGAACTGGAGCGCGCCCGTAGGCGGCGAGAAGAGAATCCCGACTACAAGCGCGAGTGGCGCCACGCCAATCCGATAGCGGTGAGGGCGCAGAGCGCACGCAGGCGGGCACGGCGCAAGCTCAGGATGTCCAGGTATGACAGTGAACTGTCTCGCGCGTACCGCGAGGCAATCGCGAACGACCCCTGCTTCTACTGCGGCGCTGCGGGCGAGCAAGATGATCATTACGTCTCCCTGGCGCGCGGTGGCACCGATCACTGGTGGAATCTCGTGCGCGCATGCCAGCGGTGCAACTGCCAGAAGTGCGATAGGAGCGGCGATGAGTTCATTGCCATGCGCGCCGCCCGGCTTTCGGCCTGATCCCGGTGCAGTACTTCAGGGCGTAAGGCACTAGACTTGAGGCGTGGCCGTTCGGCCCCTTGACCTGCCCGTACTCTCGCCGATCGGCTCCTGCCTGCATGTCTCACGCCCTCCTTATCGCTGCGATCTTCATCCCCTACGTGGCCCTCATGATCGGCCTCGGCGCTTACATCTGCTCGACCGGGCGTTACCGCGGCAGCGAGGATGACCAGGACGGCGAAGAGCAGGACGTGGACCCCGCCGTCCTGCCGCTGGCGGCGTGAGCCGTCAGTCGCGCACCTTAGGACGGTCCGGCCGCTCGCCGTTGACAGCGACGCTCCACCGCATGCGCACTCCGGTCTGTGACATGCCGACCGTGCCGGCAATTGCTCGCCAGGTAAGGCCGTCCGCTCGCAGGGCGACAATGGCCGCATCGGAAACGTCGGGGTGCTTGCTGAATTGCAGCGAACGCTCGGGGCGCTCGTAGCTGTCAGGGAAGTTGAGGTACGCGAACTCCCCGAACAACTCACGGGCCGCGGCGTCGTAGGCGCGAGCCGCGTCTTCCTCGTCCCGGTAGAACCCGAGTTCACGGGCTTTGCCTTCTGAACGGATGCGGGCCTGCCAGCGTCCGGCCTGCCTGTGCCATCGAACGCCCTTAAAGCGCGACGATCCTGGCCGGGGCCGGGAGTTGAGGGCGTTCTGTCGCTCCGTGGCGACCCGCAGGTTGTGTCGCTGATTGTCCAGCCCGTCGCCGTTGCGGTGATCAGTCAGCGGCCAGCCGGTGATCAACTGGTGCATGCGGATGGTGGTCTTCTTGCCGTCCCGCATGATGTTCGTCATCGCATACATGTGATTCGCGGACGAACGCCGACGCCGGTCTTTCCACCCGCTCCACTGGTGTTGCATCACCAGTTCGTAGTCCGCGTCATCGACACGCGCAACCCGGCCTGCGGCTATTTTCCCGCCCAGGGGTACGGTTTTCATGGCGCTGCTCCTCGTTAGCAGTGGCCGTGGCCCCGGGGGGTGTTAGGCGCACCCGCCGGGGTCTTTCTCTGTAGAACAGTCTATCGAACCTGCCAGGTCAGCGCGTCTGGTTGGCACCCGGCGCGCGCTTACTCCATCATGTGCCCATGGGCGGCGGCGGTAAGTTCGATTCCGGCTATTCCTTCCGCAGTGCGGACTTCCGTTCTCAGCCAGATCGCTGGAAACAGGCCCACGGCGGCACCTCTCCCGCCATGACGGCGGATGCGTCGGCACTCGGCCGCATCGTACTGCCGATGCGGGACGAGGCGGCCGAGGATGGCAGGCGCTCGTGCGCACGCGGCGACTGGTGCTCCTCGTACACCCTCGTCACCGAGGGCGGCGTGACCCGCCGCGTCCCCGAGCGGGGCTACCAGCCGTTCTGCCCGAAGGACCGGCGCCTCCTCGAGACCGACCTCGCGCAGATGCCCGCCCAGTTCGTCCACCTCGCCGCCGAGATCGGCAACCCGGCCAGGAACGGCCAGGTGATCCACGTCCCGTTCGGCCCACGCCTCCCCATCAGGCTCGACATCGACACCCTGATGCGCGCGATCGTGGAGTCCCTGTCGTCGTGGCACGAGCGGGTGGCCGACGTGGATCACCTCAGCTACCCGCTGACGGCCGATTCCCGGTTCCAGCGGCAGATGGTCGCCGTCCGGGACGCCGAGCGGGTCCTGATCCACCGCGTCGACGCCCTGCTCGCCCTGGACCGCCAGCCGATGGACCGCACCCGCAGGGTCGTCACCGAGCGGGACCCGAAGGGCAGGTCGACTGAGGACGTGACGGAGACCGAGTACCTCGACGGCCGCGACGCGGGCATGGAGATCTTCACCCTGCGGTATCTGTGCCGCGCCGTCCTCGGCGAGACCAGGGCGAAACCGGAGGAGCTGCTCGGGGTGCCGTGCCGCCGGGAGGAGTGCGACAAGCTGGCCTTGCGCCGCGCCGAGCTGCCCTCCGACACGGAGGCGCCCGTGTGGTGGTCGGAGTGCTCGGCGTGCGGGGACCGGCTCACCGAGGAGGAGTACCGGGACTGGACGATCCGGTACGCCCGGTGGGCGCAGTCGGCGGCGAAGACGCCCGCGACACTGGAGAACCTGCCCGGCGTGGCGTGACGGGGCCGTTGTTGCCGCAGGTGCGCGACTTACTGTAAGTTCGGCACCAGCGATACAGGTGTGCCCCGTGACCGGAGATGATCCGGGCGGGGCTTTCTTCATGTTCCGGGGGTGAAGTTGCGGATCACCCGCGGGGACGGTCTCGTCGACCGCGACCAGGCGGCCGAACTGTGCGGCGTAACCCCCGACGCGGTCACCATCTGGGCGACGCGCGGCTACATGGTCACCATCGTCACCGGCGGCGGGGCGCAGAGAGTGCGGCGGTTCCTGCCGGTCGCGAAGCGGGAAGGCCGCAAGCCGCTGTACAGCCCCGTCGAGCTGCAGAAGGCCGAGCTGGCCACCCGCAGGCGCGGCCGTCGCCATGTCCGCCCGGCCTTTCCCGCCGCCGCCTGACCCCCGGACGCCCCGCACTCGCCGGCCACGGCCGGCGCTGATCACCGAACCCCCACGTCAGGAGCTGTCATGACCACGCCCGCCCCCGTCACCCCGACGCTGAGCATCACCGCCGACAAGGCCGTCTACAACGTCGGCGACGTCCTGACCCTGACCGCGACCTATTCGGACTCCAGCGTGGCCCCGGTCACCCTGCACGTCACCGCTTCCGCCTCGGACGCCGCGGGCAACACGGTGAACGCCGAGGTCGACGTCACGGTGAACACCCAGGCGCAGCAGGCGATGCAGATCGGCGTGTCCGACTCGTTCGGCGACTCCTACACCCAGGTCTCCAACGAGGGCGGCGTCGCCGTGCTCACCACGACCATCGGCACTCCTCCGGCGGCACCGGCCGCATGACCGTTCTGACGATCACCGCCACTGTGACGGACTCCGCCGGGGCCACCGCTTCGGCGTCCGTCACGGTGGACGTGAGCGGGCCGCAGCAGCCCGCGGCCGAGCCCGGGCGGATGTGAGGGAGGGCTGATGGACGCGACCTGCACCGACTGCGGCGCCAAGGCCACCTGCCAGTACGACTACGGGACCGGCCAGCGCTACGCCTGCGCGGCCCACGACCCGCTCCGGCCGCTCATCTCGGCTACGGTTCGCGTGCCCGGCTTCTATCAGTCGCTGCCGCAGTTCCCGGTGCTCGCGACCACGGGACACCTGGGCGTCGCGCCTCCGGCCTGCACCTGCCCTTCGGCCTGGGGCGGACTCTGCCCGCCGCCCGCGTGCCCCGCCCACGGCCAGGCCGAGATGTATCAGGTGAGGTGCTGATGGCCCGCGTCAAGGTCCACACCCCGTGCATGCGCCCGCTGGCCGAGTGCGACTGCCCGCCGGATGCTGACGATCTGGACGAGCCGTTCGAGATAGACGACGGCGGCGATGAGGACGACGCGGCCTAGCTACTGACGGGTACAAGTGCCGGTTCCGCCGCAGGTCGCATCCGCCAGACTAGGGCAATCCGGACATCAGGCACCCTCGGGCAGAGTCACGGCGAGGGAGTAAGCCCATGGAGAGCCCCGTTTCCGGTGAAGTCCATGGAGTCACCCCGAAATGCGGTGGCAAGAACCGCCAGGGCAAGCCCTGCGGGAACAGCGCTGGATACAAAACGGATCACCCCGGATCGGGCAACTGCCACTTCCACGGCGGATCCAGCCCGAACGGCCGCAAGCACGCCATGGAAGAGCAGGCCCGCAAGGCCGTCGAGACCTACGGCCTGCCCCGTGACATCTCCCCGACGGACGCCCTCCTGGAAGAGGTCCGCTACTCGGCCGGCCACGTCGCGTGGCTCCGCGCCAAGGTCGCCGAGCTCGAAGCCCAGGACCTCGTCTGGGGCGTCACCGAAGAGGTGGACAAGAACGCCAGCGAGTTCGCCGGGACCGACACGACCCGCGCGGCCGCGGTGAACATGTGGCTGGAGCTGTACTTCCGGGAGCGCAAGCACCTCCTCGACCTGACCAAGACAGCGATCTCGGTGGGCATCGAGGAACGCCGCGTCCGGCTGGCCGAGGCGCAGGGCTCGCTGATGAACGACGTGATCCGCCGCATCCTGGCCAGGCTGTCGCTGACCCCGGACCAGTCCAGGCTGCTGCCCGTGGTGGTGCCCGAGGAGCTGCGGCGCGCAGCCGCGATGGCGTCGGCGAACTGACCGGAGGCCCCGCGTGACGGCGATGGCGCTTGAGTACGCCGCGTCAGAGTGGGAACCGGCTCCGGATGACGCCTTCGAGAAGCTGGGCTTCACCCCGAACCCCGGCCCGCAGACCCGGTTCCTGTCGCTGCCGGATGAGAATATCGACGTCCTGTTCGGCGGGGCGGTCGGCGGCTCCAAGACGTTCAGCCTGCTGCTGTACGCGCTGCGCGCCTGCTCCCGGCATCCGGGGCTGCAGGCGTTCTGGTTCCGCCGTACCTTCCCCGAGCTGGAGCACTCGGTGCTCCGCCAGCTCGCCCGGATCGGCTACGCGCAGGCTCTGGGCTGCCGGTGGCGGGCCGACAAGTACGAACTGCGGTTCCCGGGGAACTCGGTGCTCACTTTCTCTCACGCGAAGGACCTGAAGGAAGCCACGGCGTTCCTGTCCGCGGAGATCAACCTCTTGCTGCTGGACGAGCGGACTACGATGCCGCCCGACGTCATCGACATGCTCTACACCCGCGTCAGGACCGGCGTCCCCGGGCTGCCGGTGCTGGGCATCAGGAGCGCGACGAACCCCGGCAGCGTAGGGCATTCCCGGATCGTCACCGACTACATCGACGCGACCGGCCATGGCGAGCGGGAGATCACCGACGCCAACAGCCGGCGCCGGATCTTCATCCAGTCGCGCATCGAGGACACGCCGCAGCTCGGCCAGGACTACCTGAAGAACCTCGCCGGGCTGCCGGAGAAGCTCCGCAGGGCCTACCTTGAGGGCGACTGGACGGTATTCGCCGGGCAGGCTTTCACGGAGTGGCGCTACGACCGGCATGTTGTCCAGCCGTTCCCGATCCCGGACACTTGGCAGCGGTACAACGGCATCGACGGCGGGTACCGCGCCCCGTGGTGCACGATGTGGGCCGCGGAGGATCCGGACCACCGCCTGTGGTTCTACCGTGAGATCTACGCCGCCGAAGTCGGCGAGACGGACCAGGCTAAGCGGATCCTCGCGGCCGAGGCCCCGGATGAGCATGTCGCGGTCCGCTGGGCGGACACGTCGATGTGGAGCGTGACCGGCGAGGGCAAGGCAAGCGCCGAGATCTACGCGGAGAACGGCGTCCACCTGACCCCGGCCACCAAGGGCCCCGGGTCGCGCGTGACCCGGGTCCGCCGCACCCGCACCTTCCTGGGCGAGGCCCCGGCCTGCGCGCATCACCGGGCGCTCGGCTGGGAGACGTGCCCGCTCGCGCACTTCTTCCCGCAGTGCGAGAACCTCATCCGCACCCTGCCGACGCTCCCGCATGCAAGCAAGGGCGACCCGGAAGACGTCGACACCGACGCCGAGGATCACGCCTACGACGCCACGTCGTACCTGATGATCATGCTCGGCACCGGCCCCGAGTTCACCATCCTGGACGAGCCCCCCAGGTCCCTCGCCGCCGAACTGGGCCTGCTCCCGTACGAGGCCCTGGGTCAGGCGATGGTGATCCGGCAGCAGGAAGGCGCCGGGGATCCAGCGCGGTTCTGGGACGGCGGCGGGGACGAAGAGGCTGAGCGGCCTTCCTGGATGGTGCGCACCGACGGCTGACTTACGGACCGGGGAGGCAGGCGTGTCCTTCCGCTCCCGGGTCGTCGGCTGGCTGACCGAAGGCCAGCAGCAGCTCGTCGAAGAGGTCGAAGAGGCCCGGGCGTCGGTTCCGCCGAAGTTCGTAGAGCGCTCAGGAATTGAATACGGCATTCCTGATGGCGGCCTTACGGAATTTAACCAGGGTATTGGCGCGGCGACTCAGACAGACCGCAGAAGCGCCATGCAGCAATTGTTTGAAGCCTATGTCGCGTGCCCGTGGGCGTGGGCGTGCGTCAACGTGATCGCCCGGACCATCACCGCCGGCGGCCTGGTCATGGACTGGGACTCCGACACCGGCGAAGGGGACCAGGAGGAGCCGGAGAAGCCGGCCGAGGTGCTGGCGCTCGAGCGGCTGATCGCCTACTGCAACCCGCAGGAAGACATCCGCCAGCTGATGCGGAACGTCATCGTCGACCTGCTGGTCTTCGGTGACGCCTTCGTCGAGGTGGTGTGGTGGGGTAACCAGCCGGTCGCCCTGTACTCGCTGGACTCGGCGAGCATGATGCCGATCGCGGATAAGCACGGCACCGTCACGGGATTCGTCCAGCTCACGGACTTCGGCCAGCGGGCCACCTTCGAGCCCCGCGACGTGATCCACATCCGCATGGACGCCCCGCGCGGCGGGGTGTTCGGCATCTCCCCGACCCAGGCGGCGCTGCTGCCGATCACGGCGTGGCTGTTCGCGGCCAGCACCGGCAAGGAGATGTTCCGCAAGGGCCTGCCAGCGCAGATTCACGCGGACTTCCCGGCCGGCACGTCGCAGCCGGAGATGAACCGCTGGTCGGCGCAGTACTCCGCCCGCCACATCGGTCCCCGGAACCTCGGCGTCCCGATCATGACCAAGGGCGGCGCGACCATCGGCGAGCTGCAGGCCGGCAAGGTGCAGGATGTCCGGGAGTTCCTGGACCAGAAACGCGACGAGATCATCTCCGACTACGGCTGCTACCCGGCGAAGGTCGGCGTCATCGAGGCGGGGAACCTCGGCGGCGGCACGGCCGAGGGGCAGGATAAGAGCTTCCGGGTGAACACCTGCGCCCCGGCCGCTGAGCTGGTGCTGGAGAAGTTCAACTTCGCGATCACGGTCAACGGCTTCGGGATCAGCGGCTGGAAGATGAAGTTCAGGGACGTCGACTGGCGTGACTCCCTGGTCATCGAGCAGATCCGCGACATGCGGCTGCGGAACGGCGCGTGGATCCTCGACAAGTACCGGGCCGACATCGGGGAGCCCGCGGTGCCGGGCGGCGACAAGGCTGTGCTGGTTGACCGGCAGAACCTGGTGCTCTGGTCCGACATGGAGGCCATGTCGAAGGCTGTCGTCGCGTCGAAGGGCGCTCCGGCTGCCGCCGCGGCCGCGGGGATGGTCCCGCCGGGCCAGCAGCCTCCACCCGGCCAGGAGCCGGGGCAGCCGCCAGGTGACGGCAAGCCGGACGGCGGGAAGCCCGGGGAATCCCTGCGTGCCGTCCAGTGGCAGCGGTACCGGGCCCGGCTGGCCGAGGCGCAAGGCCGGCCGCTGGCCGCGATCGGGGCATACCGGGACGAGTTGGGAGACGGCATGGGTGGCGATGACTGAGGCCGGCGGGATCACCGACGAGGAAGCCGGCGGATACGCGGGCGCGATCATCGTCGAATGGCCTGGGCCGCCGAAGCACGGCGTGGGCGCCATCGCAGGCCGGGCCGTCACGATCTACGACGCCTTCAGCGGCGATGAGCCGCATGGAAGCCACGTCACGACGGTGAGCAGCGCCGATATCGTGATCCACGCCGAGGCCGAAGGGCTCGTCACCGCCGACCTGACCATGTTCGCCGACGAGGCCGGCCACCCGGTCTTCGACGGCAAGCCGCACTTCAGGGATGGCGAAGTCATCACGGCGACCTTCACGTTCCTGGTCGCCGACATGCGGACCCAGGCGGCCCGGCTTGACGGTAAGGGTGGCAAGGTCGCCTACGTCGCGTACGGCGAGGTCACCGGTGGCAAGAACTACCAGGGCCTCCCGATGCCAGCATGGGACGAACTGCCCGCGACGATCCAGGACGCATGGGTCGCGGCGGCGCAGGCGGTCATTGACCAGCACGCCTGACCTCGCCGAGGCCGCCGCTGACGCCTTCACCGAGGGCTGGCTCCTGTCCGGCTGCGGTGCCGCGTTCGGCGAGGCGGAGTTCCGCGCGGCGATCGGCTCCGCCCTGGACTGCGCGCACGACCCCGGCGTCCTCGAAGCGACTCTTGAGCTCGGGCATCTCACTGGCGTATGGCGCACGGTCTACGACCGCCGCGAACGGCTCCTCCGCAAGCACCTCAAGGCCGTCACCGCCGCCTGGAACGCCTGCCTGGCGGATCTTGACCCCCGGGACATGGTGCGCCAGTTCCGCCAGGTGATGGACATCACCGCCGAGGCCGCCGACCCGCAGAAGGCCTGGTGGAAGGACGCCGCGACGACCGCGGCGCTCGGCTGGCTCCGCGGCCTGTACCGCACTGACGGGTACGCCGCCCTGGTCGCCGCCCTTGAGGACGCGATCCGCTCAGGGATGGCCGAAGGCGAGGCGGACGCGCTCGCGCTGGCCGCGTCACGGCAGGGCAGGGCCGGGTTCGCCATCGCGAAGGCGTTCCGGTCGGCCTACGACCGGCTGGCGGGCGACGATGAGGTGTCCCGGCAGGCCGGCGGCGCGGTGGCGAAGATCGTCGCCGGGGCGGCTGCGGATACCGGCCGGGTTCTCGCCGCGCAGGCCGGGGACGGCGGCAGCGAAGACGACATGACGGACGCCGTGGATGACACGGTGACCGGCAAGCAGCCCCGCGCGGTCGACATCGGCACCGACTGGCACCTGTACGCGGCGATCCTCGCGGGCGCTGTGGCGCTGTGGCAGCGGCTGGCCGGCACGGGCAGCGGCACGGGAGCCGGGAACGCCGGAAGTCCTGTCCCCTCGGGTCCTGACACCCCGCCACCGGGCCCCCCGGCAGGTCCGATCCTGCTGAGCTGGATAACCGCAGGTGACGCTAGAGTCTGTGTAGTTTGTTCGGGCTATGAGGACAACAGTCCCTATACACCCGAACAAGTGCCCGATTATCCTCATCCGCGCTGCCGGTGCTCAGTTGACCTCGCGCCCGACTCGGGCTCCTCGTCCTTCCTCGCCGCCCTCCTTGACAGCTTCTCTAACTGACCGAGGGGGTTGCTGATGGCCGGTTCCGCGCCTGTCCGCACGCTGGTAGACACCTACGGCTTCCCGCTCAGCGCCGCTTCTACCGCGTCTGTGAGCGCCACCGGTGC